ACTATTTTATCAATTAGCTTTCTCATTTATTTTCTCGTTTAGTCGTTTAATATCTTTTCTTACTCTTTCCCTTTCAAGTTTTATTTCTAATATCTCGCTTTCTAAAACTCTAATGTCAGGAAACACATAAGTATTTTGATTGAATCTTAGTGCCTTTGCCTCGCTCTCTGTGTCTGTTATTCTGCCCTCTAAATGTGAATATAGTAATACCGCACTACCAACTAATATAACTATCTGTATTAGCCATTTAATGTTTATGGATATTCCTGCATCATCATTTAGCTTAGGTAGATTTTCTCCCATTAATTTTGCCTTTCAAGTAATAGAATAATTCTTTTCCTAATAGACCAAAGAAGCCACCGACAAGACCAACTACTGCGGCTTGTGCTACTCCCATAATTGTTACAGTTGATAGGGCAGTAAATACAAAGCCACTAATGAATGATATTTTATTGTCAAGTGTCATAGTTTATATGGGTGGGGGCATTAAGCCCCCTTTCCCTTTATTTAATTACAAGGTGTTTCGTCGTTAAACAATATACCTACTTCTGCTAAACTAAGTTCTTTGTTAAAGATTCTTACTTGGTCTATTTGACCTTTAAAAAATCTTGCATTTAAAGTATCAGATAAACCCGCACCCATAGCTAAATTCATACCACCTGCCGTATATGGAATTTGTGTTCCTGCGGTGTATGTAACAGTATCTTCAAGAGAATTGTTAATATAAATTTTACTTACTCCATTAGAACTACTATTTGTTACTACAATATTATACCAAGTGTCAACGACAGGTGTTGTTGTAGATGTAGCATAAACTGCAGGTAAAGACGTTAGAAAAGAAAACTTATTTGAATCTGTAAGCCTTAAAATCCAACCTTGATTTGCAGATGAATAATTACCTAACAATTCTTGGTTTGTTGAATTAACTAAACTTGGCTTTGCCCAAAAAGAAAAACTAAATTCTTGCAAATTAAACGCAGTTGTTAATTCTGTTTGAATACTTGAAGTACCAAAAGAACCTGCCAAATCAAAATACCCTTGTGGATAAGTAACATCTGTTTGTACTCCGTTATAATTACCACTTAAATCAGCAGGCGAACCATCTAAAGGATAAGCAGCTATACAACTTGTATCTCCACCTCCTAATATGTTTAATGTATGAGTAGTTCCTGCACAAGCACCTTTAGCACAAGCAGATTCAGCAAATAAAATATCTACCTCTGTAGAATTTAAGGCTTTGTTGAATATACGAACTTGGTCAAGTCCATTTAATGAAAAAGCAGCACTACTTGTATCTGTACCTAAACCATTAGTTGAAGCTAAATTACCTATTGCAGTATTATCTGTTGGTATTGAATTACTATAAGCAACTTTATTTATATAAACAGTCTGTGTATGAGTTATTAAATCTATAACTTGAACTATATGAGTCCAAGCATTCGTGTTTACAGATGGTAAGGATAAAGTATCAGATTGTGTTCCATTTCCTTCAAAATATGCTCTCCAAGTATCGCAAGCTATAAGAGGGTTGTCTCCTCCTTGACCTAAAGCCCAAACAGACCCGTCTGCATTTGTTTTGTACCAACCGCTAACACTAACTTGATTAGTTAGGTTATAATCAGGGTTTTGTACTCTACCTGCGGTTAAACATAAATCAAACTCGCCTACTCCATAAGATACATCAGTAGGTGTTCCTGAATAATTACCGCTTAAATCATTAGCATTACCATCTAATTGGTATGTAGCAATACAAGAAGTATCTCCTAAGACTTGTAAGGTATCTACTGTTCCATCACAAATACATAGTTCTTCTGTATATAAAGCCTCTACTTCTAAAGGTGTTAATGCGGTGTTGAATATTCTTACTTGGTCTATTGAGCCGTTGAAAAAACTCCCACTTTGATAAGCTCCTATTGTAGCAGATGTACTTGTTGTTCTTCCTGTGGATTGTGGTATTAAGTTGTGAGTTCCTAAAAAACTACCATTTAAATAAATTTTAGCAGTACTTGCTGAAGCATCATAAACCGCAGATATATTATACCAAGTTCCTGCGGTTAAAACAGATTTAGCTGCGGTATTGTAATTGTTTGCATATTCTGTTGTGCTTCCGTAACATCTTTCAAAACTTATTCCCACTCCATCTGATTGAAAATAAATAAATGTTATAAATGGAGCAAATACATTTGCACTTTGATTACCAAACAAACAAACTGATCCTGTTGTTGGCACAGAGCTGAAATTAACCCAAACAGAATATGAGCAATCAGTATCTGTATTAGGTATTGGATTAGTAAAATCTATTTTTGATGTACTCCCGTTAAACACTCCCGCTTGACCAAATACACCTGCACCATAAGATGAAGCTATAAATGTTCCATCATTTTCATTTGGGCTTAAATCATCAGCATTTCCATTTAGCTGCCAAAGACCCACACCACCACCATCAAATGGGTCAAAGTTATCTACTATATCAGTACAACCGCCGCCACCACCACCTGCAACTTTAGTATTTATTAATCTATTATTCATACTCTTGTTTTAAGGTTATACTAACTCTAAAGGGTCTATTGGCTCTACTAATACAATTTGATATTTAAGCACTTCTGCAATAGTTTCTAAGGCATCAATTTCTAATTCAGCAGCATCTGCTTTAGTTCTTATGTCTTCTCTTTCGGCTGCTATATTTTCAGGAATACCTGCGGATATGTCTGCATTTCTAATAACATACCAATCAGTAACTTTTAATAAGTCTCCTGCTTTCTTTTTAACCTCTGACTTCTTAGTCTCTTTAGCTTGTTCTAATGTTTGGCTAAATACCTTGTCTGTTACATCGTAAGTAAATACACTATCAGCCTCTACAAAATGTAAGTTAGATATTTGTTGTGTTATGCTATCGTAAGAAGGCATAACTACATTATAGAAACCATAAGCCTCTGCTTCTGCATCAGATAGCTTGTTAAAGTTTAAGTGTACACCGCTCGCATCTTCCCAAGTCTTAGGGAGTCTGTTAAAGGTTTTAATTTTTCCGTTAATTTCTATTGCTTTCATATCTTATTGTTCTTGTGAAATTGATGTCCAATACTCGCCTGTGGCAGTTACTACGACTTGAATAAAGTTTATTCCTGTTGTTGGTGTTCCTGCTATAATTTTAGTCCCTGTTGGTAGCGTAAAAGTGTTTCCGTCAGCGTTAATGATTAAGTCTTTAACCATTCCTATTTCTGTGCCTGCATATGTAAAATCAGTCGTTCCTGTAAGTGTTTTAGTAAATACTTGGGCTGAACCAAAATTAACTTCTGCGGCACTTATAACCGCACTTTCTGTAAATTCTACTGCTAACTTATCATATGTAACAATATCGTTAGCTAAGTGTACTGTATCAATAGAACCATCTACGTATTGGTCTGAATCTACTGAATTAGCAGCCATTTTAGCGTTTGTTACTCCGCCATCAGTTATACTTACCGCTACCTCTCCTGTGGTTGGGGTAGCTGTTATACCTCCACTACCTGTTACTGAGTTTACATCACTTGCATCAGCATCATATAATTCAGTGAAGTTTTCATTTATCCACTGAAAAGCCGTTGCTAATGGAGTTCCATTACCTGAATCTGCCCCTACAGCAGGTATTGTTACTATTGTTTTTTTTGCCATGTTTTTTTATTTTTAAAGTTGTGTTCTATCTGCTGTTAATGTTGTTGTATCTGCCGTAAATAAAGTAGTGTCTGCTGTTAATCTGAACAAATCCCAACAAGTAGGGGCGGATATATCAGGTACTGCATTTGTACTCCAATAAGTGTCTGCTCCCCAACTATCATTGGTTGCCATATCACAATAAACTTTACCCCAATTTATGTTGTTTGCCATTGTTGTTAATTTGTTTTAAATAAGCTTCTAACTTTATTATATTACTTTGTTTAGGCTTATATGTTTTAATTTTATCTTTCTCTACAGAACCCATGAATGAAAGTTTACATCTTTGTCGGGGTACATCTCTCCATTAGTACTTTGATTATACTCAGGAAACAGTTGACTATAGAACCCCATGTAATCAACAAATCTCCTTGTGTAAAACTCAGCAGTCTCAGTAACCTTATTTAGCATCATGGTCATTTCTTCCAACGAAATAGTTTCCGAGCTTTCTGAACGATGCTTGTAAACCCCTCCGTTACTGATCTGATACATTGCAAAAGGAATGTAGTTGCTTTGAGTGAACCATATAAGCATAGGCTTGATATAATCATCCAATAAGTCTTTATAGTTTGAGTTACCTGCATCAGATATAGTTCCGTTTAATATTAGTGTTTGTAATTTGTTATATAGTTTACCACCTAAGTAGTTTTGGATATGAGTATCTTGTGCTACTTCGATGAATTGTATAATTTTATCATTATCCACATTTCCATCAATAATGGACTTGCGTTTTAGTTCTTCTAATCCTATGAATAGAGCTTTGTTCGCCATATTAATTATTTTTTAGTGTTTGGATAAGCTCCCCCATTCTTCATGTCAGAAGGTCTTACTGATACTTCTTTTGGGTTTTTGGGTTCAACAAATCCTTCTTCTGTAGCATCTGAAGCTTCAACTTCTGTGTTCTTACCCACTTTTTTCTTATAGACTCTTCTCTCCCACATGTGCTTACAGTTTTTTCCACCTTTGTAGAGAAACAAGCTATAGTTTTGCTTCTTATGTCCAAGATCTCTGTTAGCTCCTTTGAAAGACATCATTCCAATATCTTCTTTTCTAAACACTACATCTTTTTTAGTCAGAGCTTCCATCTTCTTGCAAAACACTCTACTGTTAGCACTATTTCTTACAGGACCATAAGCATATCTTACTTTAAACCCTGCATTATCTTGCTTAGAGTCTTTATTGGGGTTGGCATCATCCTTAGATACTTTAGCTAAACTTGTTTTAAGCTCTTCTAATGAGGTTTCTGTTCCATCTAATAGTTGACTATCAATTAACTCCCATTCATCGCTTATAACCTCTCCTAAGTCTTCTAATTGCTCAAGCATATCCTCCCCATCTTCATCAGAGAAATCATCTAACTCAACTTCTTTTTGAGACGATAGGTTTTCAGATTGCTTCTCCCCTGTCTCTTCTTCCTTTCTTACTTTAGTAGATATGTTGTCTAACTCTGTAAATTCAATAGGTTGTAGAGTAATAAAGTATAGGTTTAAGAAGATTCCGTTAAAGTTTAGTATCTCGTTAAATCCATCAATTAAAGCCTGCTGAAATGGTCTAATAACAACATTGTCCATTATAATAGAAGCTGTTCTAAGCTCTTCTGCATTGTTACCAAAGCCTGTGTTGTCCTTAATACCCATCAAGATAGGTGAAACAATTCTGTGACCCATCATAATCTTCTCTCTACTTTCTGTAGATAAGAATTGATATTGTGCATGAGCATCAGGTAAATGTATTGGCTCTAAGTCAGCTTTAGTTTCTGCAGAGTCATTAAATGTAAGTATGAATTTACCTGCATTAGATGTTCCGCTAAACTTGTCGTATATCTTACTTTCTAATAACTCCTGAGTCTCTTCATTAGGTACTCCGTTATTAAAGTTGATTAGTAAGGAAGGTTGTAGACCATTCTTTATGTTGTTGATATGGTAGTTAGATACTTCTTCTTCTAAAGAACAGTATTGTAAACAACCATTATAATCTACAGGTGCATAGTAATAAAAACCTGCTTTGTAAGGCTTAATTACAAATAACTCAATAACATCTGAATCAGAACCATTACCAAAAGTTGGTATTCTCTTAGGTTTGTCAGATGGTTTTATATCACACCATTTAGGGTGGTAGTAGTAAGCTTTTATTTGACCATCAGTAGCTTTCTCAGCTCTTAATGTCTCCATTGGAAAGTGTAGTACTTTTACTATACTTGTTTTTTGCTTGTTGTAAACAAGCTGCATTGCAGACTGCCCAAGCATTTTATAGTCATTAACTACTTTCTTAACCTCTTTAGGTTTAAGTAGTAACTTCATTTTAGCATACATCTCAGGCTTAACATCTGAGTCAGTTGCATCTAAACCTCTACCATAAATCATCTCTACAATACCATTGATACAACCTGAATTGGTTGGACTACCTAAGTATCTGTCAATTAACTGATCAAAGTAATCATTGTTTTCACCATACTGAACCCAATCCTTACCATACACCTCCTTAATCTCAGGAGCAGCATATCCTGAAAGATTAACAACCCTCACAGAACCCTCGCTAAATTTATTAGCAGGTTTTACGTTGTTATTTAATGTTACTCTTCTTTTAGCCATAAGTGTTATTCTAAAATGATATAATCGCCACCTGTGCCATTATACTCTTCATACTCATTTGTGTTTAAAGTATGTTTTATAGTTTTATCTACTTGATCAGTTGCGTAAGCTTTATCTCTAAACCACAACTCACCATCTTTTGTGAACTCTAAGTAATAACCATAACCCTCTCTTAAAATAGAGAAAGCTATGTCCATGTAAACATAGTTGCTATTGTTATCAGGAATTTCAGCTACAATGTCTTCAATAGTTTCAGATATATTCGTACCATCCTCAGTTATAACCAAAGTAACATTATCAAAAGAAACCTCCTCAGTAGGAAACTCCCTTGGAACAACCGCAATTATCTGAGCTTCTGTATCAGGTAATAATCTTATCATATTATGATAACTGAAAAGTTAAAATTTGTTTTTATTTTGGTGTATAAAAAAAGTGGAGAGTAATAAAACCCCCCACTCTTTAATGTGTGTACTATGTTTAAGTACTATGTTTAAGAACCACTAACGATAGTAAATCCTACATTTTCAGGAGTATCTCCTAAAAAGTTTGCAGGTGTTCTTTCCATAGCAGTTAAAGTAAGTGTGTAACCGCTCAAGTCAGACATTGCTGTACCTGTAACGATAGTACCACCTGTTACTTCCGCACCATGCTCTAAACCTGCTAAAAAGAAGTTTCCGTTGTAATCTTCAATAATTACATGAGGTCTTCCGAAAGCCAAGATTTTAAGCTCTTTGTGGTCAGCTACAGTTAATTTCTTCAAAGTAACCTCAAGAACCTGCTCAAATGCAGTTGTTCCTGTATCTCTTGAAGATTGAATGTTTTGAGTAAAAGAAGAAGCTCCTTTAATTTCGTATTTGTATGCGTTAGGTGTTCCTGCTACTGCATCAATTACATCTGAATCGGTTAAATCATAAGTGATTGCTCCTAAATCATCGTAATTAACAAAGTACAAGTTTTTTAAGCCACCAACACTATCTTTGCAAGGTTCTATCCTTCCTAATGTTAAATCACAAGCCATTTGTTATATATTTTAAGGTTATTGTTATAAAAAAAGGGCAGGCAGGCTTTACGGCTTACCTACCCTTTATCTTTATTTAATTTCTAATTATGCAGGTGTGTAAAGAACGATGTCTGAACCGATTCCGTACTGTACTCCACTTGTGTAACGCATTACCACACGAACATTCTGACTTCCATCAATGTCTGCCATGTCAATAACCTTTACTAAGTTATGGTCTGAAAGTAATCCTGTTCCGAAGAAGATGTTAGATTTTTCAGCAGCCATGATGTAGTTATCTCCCAATCCGTTTGCAACAAAGATTTTTACACCATCAAAAGATAATGCTCCGTTGTTCCACCATTGAGTTCCTTGTGCATTCACACCATTAGCACCTAATCCTGCAGCTCCAAATCCTCCTAAAGCTCTAACGTAAGCTCTTGCTACGTTTTGAGATACATATAGGTACAAGTCTTCTTTTCCGTAAACTGCAGATGGAATAGCATCAACAACTTTCCCTAATTCGTCAATTACGTTAGCAGCAGTAATAGAAGTTCCTGCTACATCAACAACAGAAGCATCAGCAGTAGCCAAAGCAACTAATCCATCGAATTCACCTGCAGTAGCGTTAGCTCCTGACCAAATAGTTTCCTCTGTTTTTTCAGCAACTTTAGCAGCAACATGTGCAACTAAGAAGTCTTGAAAAGATGGAGGCAAGTTGTCAAATGCAGAATATCCCATTTGTACTGCTTCCCAATCAGATACGAAGTCTTTCTTACATAATTCTAAGTTTACTTGAAACTCTTCAGGTTGTAAGATTCTTTCAGTTAATGTAATAGTTGAAGTAGGATCAAAATCACAAGTTGCATCTGCAACAAGGTCATTTGTAGATAATTTTTTCATTACCTCTTTGTACTTCACATTTGGTTTTACTGTAATTCCACCATTCTCAATAGTAGAAGCAGATAATAAAGCAGCAGAGATATATTTACCTGCAAACTCACCTGCGTAAGTAGTAGTAATGTTAGTAGTTGTAGCCATTTTTAATTGTGTTTATTTAGTTTATTATTTGTTAAATTTAGCCAAGACAGAATCTAATGTCGTCTGTGGTCTTTTTTGTCCGTAAAGATTTACTTGTCTTTTTTCTACCATAGCTTCAGGGTCGTGAGACATAGGCTGTGCGGCAGGTTCTTGAGCAGACAACTCTTCTTTTGCTTCTTCTAATTCTGCAGGCACTTCAGTTTCAGCTTCTGTAGACATATTCTCCATAATGGCATCATACATAGCTTTCATTTCAGCAACAGCAGTAGCTAATTCTTCTTTGGTAGCATACTTATCTGCTTCTTCCGCCACATCTTCAATAGCATCTTCAGCTATATCTTCTGCAGGCATTTCTTCAGCAAGAGTTTCTTCTACCACTTCTTCCTGAGAAGATTCTAACTGAACTTCCTCCTGTACTTCAGGTTGAGCTTCAATAGCCTCTTCACTTAGGAAAACATTCTTTAGTTTTTCTACAAGTTCTGTGGTTTTCATATATTTAATTGTTTATTAATTACAATATGTTATGTTAACTAAGATTTTTAATACTGTTGTATTTCTTAGTCTTCAGGTATAAATGTAACACTACCTATACCTTGATTTATAATATTACCTTTGCAACATTTCCTTGAGTAAGTTCCGTTATCACAAAGGCATGCTCTCTTAGATGATTTTGGACTTGTTCTACTTGGAGTAGCTTTCATTTTATCACGCATAAGATTGTGTTTTTTGTATAAAGTATATAATATCCCATATTTTAGCCGTGCCTCCTGTGGATTCAATTTCCCACCAAGAACCGTTATTTACAAAATTACTATCCGCATAGTATTGAAATACTTGATGGTAATTATGTTCTAAATCATTACCTTTTGTAAACTGCACCTCGCCTGTTATTCTGTCGTATGGTGTTCCGTTCTCTCCCTTAAAGTTTATGTCTATAAGAGTCTGATTGGCATTAGCAGCACTACATTTAAACACCACAGTAAACATATAGGTGTCATTAGCATTATCTGCAATTACTCTTTTAGTTGTGCTATTATAATAATCAAATCCTACATTGCTTCTTACTATGTTAGCAGCATTGTTTGGAATAATAACAGGCACACCATCAGCAAGGCTAAACTTATTAGCTGAGGTATATTGATCATCATCGTATCTTGCCCAACCTAATGCTTGGCTTGTTGGGTATTGTGGATATACTCTAACATTATTGTCATTATAACCCATATATAGACCTGTATTAGAAACCATCATAGCTCCCTGTTCTATATTTACTGAGTTTATTTCATCATCAGTCTCTCTTTGAACATGTACTTTATAAGCGGTGTTTTTAATTGCTCTCATCTATCTCTTTTAGTTTAGATATTGCCCAATTAACACCTGCAGAACCACCCCAAGCATCCCACATAATACCTCCGCATCCTTCAGAGTAAGGTACATCTTTGTTTTGTTGATGTCTTTTAAATGAAGCCATTCTTGCAATAGTGGACCTACTTAAAGGCTCTTTATTTGCTAATTGATTAGCTCTTGTCCAACCCACAGAAGTTCCGCATGAAGAACCATTATCTTTCTTCCATTTTAAGGCTCTCTTAGCGTTGTTTACGGCTCCTTGAGGGTAATCACTATAAGATTCAAGTTCTACTCCCTGAGCCTCTAAAAATGACTCCTCGAGTGCGTATATCTGAGATAAAGCTTCCATTTCTGCAAAGTCTTCTTCTACAGACTCTCTTGGTCTTTCTTTAGAAGCATCTGCAAAGAATCCTTCAATACTGAATCCCTTAACCTTTCCGCTCTTGACAAATTCCTCCCAAATCTGATCGTTGTTTACTTTAACAGAAACCATCCAAGTACCCATAGGTACGTTTAGGTTGTATTTTTTGCTCTTGTCTTTTTCTAAGTCTTCTACTATCCAAGACTCTACGACTGACATGCCATTTAGTTCGACATCATGCTCCAATGTTGAATTGTTTTGTTTACCTCTTGATAAAAACAACTCTGAAGCTTTCCTGACAGTTTCCTCGCTAAAGAAAATATAATATTCTTCTTCGCCATTAGTTCTGTATATTTTTTTATTAGGTATGAGAGCAGCACCCATAAGGATTCTCTTCTCAGTATCTACTTCAGCCAACTTAACTTCATGACTGTTCAATGCTATAAAGTCTTCTTCTATAGCAGGGTTCTCAACGATAGAGATAGCCTCTATTCCACTAAACTCGTTTTCTTCGTCTATATATAGTTCAATAGTCTTCATAAAATGATAACTTAATTTGTTGATTTTGTTTTATTATTAACCTAAACTTGCAGTTGAAACAATGTTCCTATCCATCTCCTGTGCAGTAGACACATCTTTAGATACTACATAAGCTTTTACAGGTTGGTTAAATTGACCTTGTACTGCAGAAGCTAATTGATTACTTGCAGACTGACCTACTATGTTAAAATCAGGTGGTTGTATAGATGGTGCTGCCGCAGCTCCTCCGCCTGCACCTCCTTTAGGTGATGGAACTTCTGTTTTAAGTATATTTCTTACTTGCACAAATCCCATGGCTGCAACTGCTGCTGCTTGAGCAATATTCCATGGTCCATAAGGTTTTGCTCCTAATGCCGCTGTAACTGCTTCATAAGTGTTCATGGTAGCCATAGCAACCGCAACTGCTTTACCTACAGCAGAACCTTCTCCTGCGATAGCTATAATTGCTTCACCTACTTGATTAGCAATAGCAAGTTTAGCTTGTTCACCATCTTCAAAAGCCTGAAGCCTTTTTTGATTTAACTCTTCTGTAGCATTAGCTATTTGCTGATCTTGAACAAAAGTATCTTGACCCGCCTTTATTCTAATCTTCTTCTCTTCCTCTATTAAGGCTATTTTTTGTGCAGCTTTTTCTTGCTCTAAAGCAAAGTTAGCGTCTATTCTATCTAAATCATTTGTAGCTAAAGCAGCAACAGAAGCTAATTCAGCAACTTGATTTTCATTTAGTAGTTGTTCAAATGCAAGGTTTTTCTGCCTTTCTAACTGAAGAGATTTATTGTTGAAGGAAGCTTCAAGTGCTAATAAAACATCATGATACTCTTTTCTTGCTGCTGCTGCAGAAGCATAAAACTTTGTTCTACCATCTCCAAGTTCTTTTTCAGCTTGCTCTACTTCTTTTCTTGTAGACTTACTGTTGTTTATAATAGCTTCTTTTTCTGCTCTAAATTCAGCAAATCTAAGCCTTTCCTTTTCTAAGAAATCATCTCTTCTTCTTTTGAGGTCAAGAATAGCAGCCTCTTTGTTTATTTGAAGCCTTTCTTCTTCTGTGGTTCTTTCATCTGTTAAAGATTCTTTTCTGTACTTTAACTCGAGCTTTCTTAGGTTTAATAATCTCTGTTTAAAGAAATCATCTATATTTTTAGCAGAAGCACCTCTACCTTTTTTGTCTTCTTTACATGTACCAAGCAATAAACAGAAAAATGGATTATCTTTATATCTATCCGCAATTTCTTTTAGCCTCTTTTCGGAATCAGAACTTATAGCTTTAAATGAATCATTGTTTTTTCCTATTTCTTCTGTTAAAGCAGTCCAAGTTTTTGTATAGTTTTTATTTAGCTTCTCTTTGTTTATATAACTTTTCTGACCTCTCGCTTCTAAATCCTCTGCTTCTTGTAGTTTGCCTAAATATTCTTCAGTAGCAGAAGTTAGCTGTTCGTTCAGCTCAATATCTTTCTCTATTACTTTCTGAAGTTTCTTCTTTGTTATTTCTTCAGTAGCTTCAAACATAAGAAGATCCTTCTTGATAGCTAAATAATCATCAATACTACCAATAGCTTCATCAAAACCTTCTTTTTTTAGTCTTTCTAAAGCTACTCTTTGACTTGCAGTAGAAGCGGTTGAGTCTTTTAGTACAGCAGCTAATGACTCTATAGCAGCTACTTGACCTTTAGCTCCAACTATAGCTTCTGTAGCTTCCTCTGTAGCTCTTTTTGCCTCTCTTTGAGATAAAGTGTATTTTTCTATAAAGAATATAACTAATTGAAATGCAATGATAAGTCCACCTGCACCAAGCATTTGCTTGCCCAAGTCTTTCATCGCATTTTTGAACCCCTTGCTTTGATCAACTAAAGAAACAAAATAGTAACCTAATTGAGACAAGTTGTTTGCTACCGCCGTAAATCCGTAGTTAGCATCAGAGATAGTCCTACCAACTTCGACAAGTGTTTGTGAGGCTAAACCTGCACTATTACGCATACCCTTAAAGCCTTGGCTTACAGCAGAATTTTTACCTTGGAACGTAGATAGTTCTTTTTGAAGACCTTCTATAGTTCTTTGATATTGCACATACTCAAAAGAAGTTATCTCAACAGATTTTTGTAATTGTCTTTGATAAGTAATCTGATCTCTTATAGACTGCTCAGTTCTTTTATAAGCAGGCTGTACAGCACCAACTAATGTTTTAGATAGATTCTTCTCCGCTGTATCTAACTTGCTGATACTTGAAGTTAGTCCATCAATCTCAAGCTTGCCTTTGCCGAAATCAACCCTTATGTTAATTATCTTAGTTAAATCTGCCATTATGCTATTGTTTTATGTCTTTTTAGTCTTTCTTTTAGCTCGGAATATGTTACAGGTGCTTTATATTTACCTTTTGCTAAATCTATATCTTCATCTCCAATTAACCAATCAGAGGCATTTAGTAAATCTATTATATTCTTTATCATGCTATTCTATATCTTCTATTAGTTCAACTTCACTATTACCATTTAAAAGGTTGGATGTTATTGAGTTTATTTTATAACTCTCACCATTTATTATAAACCTATCTTTAAGTTCGTATTTAGCAAGAACTTTTATTGGTAGTAAAGCGTTTATTTTGGTTATTCTATTATATTGATTAAATACAGACTCTATGTATGTTTGATAATAGTTTTTAAATAAAGACTCCTCGTTAAATAACAAGTTAAACTCATCATTCTCTGTGTCGAAGTTTAGTGTTTGACTTTCATCTTCAGTTACATTACTCGGTCTATTATATGTTGATGGTGTAGAAAGTGTAATACCATCTGCACTCCTGAAGTATATGTTTTTACTACCTACCGTTTCATTAACATTAAAGAATAATAATGGATTACCTTTTATGGCATCTTCATTTTCACTAACAAACCAACCATAAGCTATATTAGTTTCTCCACTATCATTTTCATCAACTAATCTTTCGTATATAACCTTTTCAAATGGAAGTCTTACATCATAATTCTCACCATCAATATATTCTCCATCTATAATAACATTAAACTCTTCCGCTCCAAACTGCTGACCATTTCTTTCTTCAAACTCTACAGCTAAGAAAGTATAGGGATCTCCAAATCTAAAGTCAATGTTTCCGTAAAGAGGAACTCTTTCTATGGTAGACTCATCTACTTTAACGTAGTCTGTTATGTCATGTTTAGTGGCAGAATTGTAACTACCATAATAATTATCTAAAGTGTCTACGACTATTGTGCCTGCATCGTTAACATAAGCAGTTAAGTTAAACATCTTGAATAAACCTGTTAGTAGGTCTATTACTTTAATATCAGGAGTCTGATTTTCTAAGATCATATCCCCAATCATGCTTTGATTTTCTGCCTGATATGTTTGCCCATTAAAACATCTCGCTCTATCGTCAGGCTGTATAAATATTGTTCTTATATACCACTCAGCATCATATATAAGAAAAGCACTATCATCTTTTGTTGATATTTGAACTTGTATTTCATAGTCTCTACTCGCTTCTCCTTCTGCAGGAAGCATACCAATACCAACTTCAGTTATACCTGAAACACCTGTCTCTTCTTTTAGAGTTGTGTCAGAAACTAAGTCAACTATCTTGTAACTATATTCTTCTCCTAAAGCATCAGGAGTTATAGTTAAATCTGCAATAATGTGTATGCTGTCATCAATGTTGGAATTTGTGGTGGTACATGAAAAGTATTCATCAGAGAAAGTAATTCTATTTTCGAATACATCACACTCGGTAGTTGTTTCTGTTAACACCCAACCGCTAACATTCATGGTTGAAATACCTTCTGCATAACTTACCTGACCTGCCCCTCTGTGCATCCACATGTATAGCTGCTCAAATAAAGTTGTTCCAAAGAAATCTCTTGAGAATGTTAATGGATAGCTATCCTCTATAGCTTCAATAATTCTAATTAATCTAATTGCAGGCTTTAAGTCTTGTGGAAGAAACCCATCTCCCGATAAAGCTGACCCAATATTAGCATAGTTGTCTATAGGTGTATATCCTGCGTTAGAATCATATATAAACCTTCTTTTAGGGCTTATAAGTGGATATATAACTGCAGCAGCATCTCCATTAAACTCTAAACCTGTTTCTAAGCCTTCTAAGACATTATCATAGGTCCACTCATGGTTATATGCAGATAAATCTAAATTCTTCAGCTTATCGTCTCCTAATATCCTTGAAAGAGATACTATAGATCCAAAGAAAGTTAACTCATAAGAATAAGCTTTATTATTCTTCATTTTAACTCTATTTAGCCTAATAGTACCCCTCTTAAAAGGAGAGTGGTTTAGTTCTATGATAGCTGTACTTCTGAACCTTGCATCATAGCCATTCTGTATAGAGTTATTATAGTAGTGCTTAAATATTTTATTATTAGTCTTTGATGCAGGTACGTTAAAAGTTTGTGAATAGTCTGTAAATATTTTAGAAATATCTCTAACATCTTGTATAGATGAGGTTAACTGAATACTCTCATCATCAAACATTTCCACTCTCTGACCATCTATGTAGAGTTGTATTGTCTGCATCTATCTTATGTTGTTTATAGTGTCAAAAGCATAATCAAATTCAACCGTGAAGTTTATTAACTTGTCATTTACCTCTGTTTTATCTGTAAATGAAGTTGTTTTAGGTACTATAGGCTTAACCAATCCTTCTTCATGAATCCAAGCAGACTCCGTAAGCATTAATTGCTGTATAACCTCATTATGATCTTCAGTAACAAAACCCGTATTTAATATTAACCTTTTATTACCTATGACATTATGGGGATTCATAGACGCCTTATTTAAGGAATAATTAACAGATGTAGATGATATATCTAATATATTTCTCTTGTATGAATCTTTCGCTACATCTAAGTTATCTGTTCTTTTCTTATCAAACCATAAATCCTGCACAACACCAAACTTATTTAAGAAAGACACTTTGTAAGGATCGTATTTAGAGCAGTCAATACATCTAATGTATAAAGTTTTTACAGTTCCATCAGCAAGGAGTATTTCTATTGTACTTGTGTTTTCAGGAACTTCTATCTCCTCTGTAACTTCACTTGAAACAGTTTTTAAGTAATAAGTATCTGCAGTTAAAGAAGTTATATCAGCAGTGTAATCTGTAGTGTCAGCAGTTATTTTAGTTATAGTCTCTTTAGTTACTGTTTCTCTTCTTATTACAACATCGTACTCGTCTAAATAAGTCACCTCAGTAGCTCCACCACTACCTGTTAATAGTGGTATGTGTATTTTTTCTGTTGCTGAATTACAATTATGAAATATAGTCGTATTACTTATAAGAACATCATTACTTAATTGAGGGTTAATACCATCTTCAAAGTAGCCATATCCATTAAATGCTATTGCAGAACCAACTAACGTATCATCTACAGTGTCATCATCATAAGTGCGAATCATCTGCCATTCAGCCCATGCAGATTGTTGAATAGAATCATAATCCCCTGTAAACAATACTTCGGTATAATCCCTTACAAGCTCACCTATCTCAAATACTATTATGTCTTCGTTTACTTTCTTCTCTTTATATATAATGTAATCAGGGTTATCTGCATCTTTACCCCCAAAATCACCTGTATATATCCAAAGATTTAATGTTGCGTTTACTATATTTGCCATTATTGTTTTTTATTATATTAAATCTAATCTTCAGGGCAACAAGCTGTGTATTCAAAAGATAATGTAGTGCTTTCACCTGAATCAAAATATCCAAAATCTACATCTTGAACAACACATGGATTGCTTAATTCATCTCCATTAACTTCATAATTTCTAATATTTATTGTTCCAAGATTACCATTTCCATTGTTTTGAGCATTTCTCATTTCTAAAATGTTAGTTCCGTAATTAAGAAATGAAGGGTCAAATCTGTTTGTTACCATTAATGTTAGAGGGCAGGCAAAGTCTCCTGAAACTACATCAGCATTTTCATTTGTTGTAGCTATGAATATCCCTCCAACTTGAGCGTTTTGACTTAAATCTAAATATCCTATAAAATTATCATTTAGATATATATTGAAGTTATCATCTTTTGCTGAATTTGAATTACAAACTTGGAACACCAAAGCTCTATCAGGACAAGTAGGTGCAGGTGGTATTGCACTTGGACATGTAAAAGTTAAATTAAGGGAATCACTTAATATTGGACTTTGTACTGTAATGGTTGCTGTTAATGGGTCTGTACTTGCTTTTGGTAATGTTAATGTACCTGTTTTTGTCGATGTTGGTCCTGTGTTTATCTCAGAAGGGTCTATACCTAATGCAATTAATTCAGAATCGTAAGCATCTAAACCAACATAACCTGTAGTTACACTTGCTCCATTATAAGCCAATGTTATTTTAGCAGGTATGTTTCCACCATCATAGCCTATAGTTATATCCCCTGTATCTCCCGTCATAGTCAGAGTATAAATTCTCTTACCTATGAATCCCTCTGTTATAGCAACATCGCTACATGCAGCAGGGAAATAATCAACAGGCTCAACAGGTGATGGTGCAGGTTCATCGCTTGATGTAATATAATATGGACTTCTTGAGTGTATTCTTTTTAATGCCATTACTTAACTTCTTTTAAATATCTTTCTAATGTGTATTCTAAATCTTCACCAAATGCCTCAAGAACCTCCTGTCCAAAGACATCTTTTATATTGTTGTAAACTATATCTATTAAACCTGTTCCTGTATAGTTAAACCTTTTAATAGATCCGTTTCTTCCTAACGCTCTTGCTATTGCAAATGAAGCACTACGCATCTTATAGTCAGTTACAGTAGTAAATCTACCCTTAGAGTCTCTAAGCTTAACATTCTTCTCCCTCATCCAATGCAATATAGCTGTAGATGGTGGCATTTGTTGATTAGGACCTCTACCATCACTAATTGCAGTAATGTATTTCTCTCCTAATACACTAAGTTCAGACTCTAAATCTGATATAGTAACTTCAGAATCAAGACTCTTGGAAGCTTTTCCGCTCGCATAAGTGCCATCAGCTTTTAGTCTATCTTGATACTGCTTTACAAATAACTCTCCATAGGCAGTTAATAGTCTTTTAAGGTTAACATATTTGTTCCCCTCTAACATATAGAAATATCATTAGGCATTTCAATAACTATATCTGCTCCCCAACCTGCTAATTCATTCTCAAACCTGTCCATAAAAGGCTGCACACTAACATCTTCCACTACCTGCAACCTATCTGTGAACAAAAGACCTCTTCTTAACTGAGATACAACATCATTTACCACCTGTAGTTGTGTGTTTAAGATGTCCTGCATGTTGTCATTCCCATAAAACTCATCGTCAGGATTACTTTCTTTATTGTAGTCAACTATGTCTACACATAATAGCTGCAAAGTAAAAGATACTGTATGCTCTCTGATCGTTGCGTTAGAGATGTTTAAGTGAGAAAGTGGAAATATTGTTGTCTTATCCAAATCCACTTTTGTAATATCCCCATACGTTACAGAGAATACATTAGGATTTTCCCTCAACCTATCCTTTATCTTGTCTAATATGTCGTAAAACTGTGTCATAACTAACTTTTATATGCCCTTTTAATGGCATCTGCTTCTAATTTATTCTTCTCCTTCTCAAACTCAAGCCATATTAAGCATTGCTGTAGTGGAAGCTTGGTAACTTCTGAAATCCTTCTGACATCTCCCTGTGCAAGTCCGTAAATACTTTGATACCATCCCCACTTCTTTCCAAATCCTTGTTCTGCGGTTGCAATTTGACCTGCTTGTCCACCTGATGCTGTAAATAGTCCATCATATAACCCGATAATTTTTTCCCTAAACGATAAAAAAAAACAACCGCTCCTAAAGCAACATTTACAGGGGCATCTTTCATTATCTCTGCATACTTATCAGATCCTTCATAGTCCTCTATCACATAGAAACCTTTTTTACCTGCAACAATAGGTCTATATAGCACGGCTAAAGCCTTGTGCATGTTCTGCCAATCCCCAATGTATTTCTCTACATCAATATACTCACCAAAGCTCATTTCATCTAACTTAGGTATAAAGCCAAACTCTGCAGACACACCATCACTACCTGTCATGGTAAATCTCTGAACTAAAGGGGTATCCTCGTTAAAACACTCAGCTACTTGTGCTATCACACTCTCAAACATAGATACAGGTAAACCATAACTATCCTTCAAAGTAAGATCACAGAATATCTCTAAAGACTTTAGATTTAAGAACTCTAATGCTTCAGGTGTCTCCTTATCTTCTATCCCATCTAATATCTTCAAATACTTCTGATACTGATGCAACTTGATAGCCTCTAAAGCCTGTGGCACTTTTACTTCTAAATCAACTACATTGCTCATATAATAATCTCTATATATAGTATAACTAAAATCTATAATTATGTATCACTTATGAATAAACTATAAATTTTATTTATGGTTAATTAAACAAATATAATAAAATAATATGACAATAGAGTGGTTTATGCTTGTACAAATTCCTGTTTTTTAGTTATCTTAGTATAGCAGTTGGAAATCTGTATAAGTTCCCAAACTTGTGTCATAAATGTTAGGCACTTGGATCAAGTAAACCTTGCTTAGGAATTGCGGTATTAGAACAATCTACTTTTATATCTTTTGATGCACCCCAATACCATTCAACCTAACCATTCATTCAGCCATACAGTCTATTGGCACAGACACATATTAAAGATATTAAGGGGGTGCTTACATCTTCTTTCCATTTAATTCTATCAAGTCACCTCACTTGTACTTCCCTTAGAGAGTTACAACTAAGGTTACCAAAAGTTATTGAATTCATAGAATCGGGTTAATACACATACTAATCTTTCGTTTTACATTGAATTCATAGAATTGAGATAATACACATAGAATATATTTATATTACGATCATTTAGCATAAGTAAACCTTATACTTAATCTAAGGCTATTTAGAGCGTGTTTAAGAGTGTTTAGAGTGTGGATAGTGTTAAGGTATTATTAATTTGTAATGGTTTGTTACCCCTATCCTATCTACTATATATGTAAACCAATAACCTACAAAAAAAGGCTATTAAAAACAAGGCATAAAAAAACCCCCAATTAAGGAGGTTTAAGACTGTTTAAATTGTAGGTATAAATTAGGGGTTAATATATTTTAAAATTGTACCTATGTTTTCTAATTGCTCTTGATCTATGCTGAAATAGTTTGTTTTATTGCCATGCTCGTCACGAATACAAAAGGAAAACCTTTGCTCTGTTCTTGCTAACCTATTGAATTGACTTTCTATATAATTATAGTTTAATAACCATTTGTCATTTTGTGTGTTTGTTTTCATGTCTTTAGTCTTTTTTAATGTGAACATCTATATAAATACCGTTAAGGTTTATATGTTCTATTTTGTAGCTCTTTATAAATGTTTTTTGATTTTTCCACAGGCTTAATTTATCGGTTATTAATTCTAAGAAAAAAGAGTGTTGTTCATTTGTTGTTTGATTGTAAAATTCAATTACTTGTGTGTGTTGTTCGGGTGTCATATTATTTCAATTTGTTTATATCTGTTAATACTTGATCGCTATAAATATCTTTGTAAGAATTAAACATTTGCTCAAACATTTCATGCAATGTGTTTTCATTATTTGTGCGAGCATTAAAATTTTTTATGCGTTTCACTTTGTCTAAATTGTGTTTAAATTGTTTTTGTTTCATGATCTTTTTTGTTTTAATATATGTCCCCATTTTCTGTAAATTCATAACCATTGATGTCACAATGTTCTTTTATGTCGCATTCCTCCATGTCAATAAAGTAATGATATTTCATTTCCCCGCTTTCTGTTTCATATTCCAAAGGGTTAAAATCTAACCAATAAACAACATTTTCTTTTGCTTCTTTACTTAATTCATCAAATGAATAAATATTAATTGTTTTTGTCTCTTGTCTCATGATATTTTATTTTATAATTCGTTTTTAATTGTAGGCAAGCAACCCATTAACCCGCCCTGATTCATATATTGGGTCCTGTGTTTTACTAAATCATTTGTTAAGATGTACGAATTATCAGGCATTAAAATGATAAAGTCTTTTTTGCTTTTGCTTATTGAAAACCTTTGCTTAATTGGTAAGGCTTTTATTTTACTTATTAATGTCATGGTGTTATAATTTTATTAATTGTTTACCTATTGTATCAACCTCTTTTAATGGTATGTTGTGGCATCCTATTTTAAGTATATTGTCTTTTATTCCTATAACTGTGTAATAATCCAATTTAAAGCCTTTTATATCTTTACCCGCCTCAATTAGTTTATACAATACCTTTGCCTTTTTAACCTCTATTCTAACACCTCCCGAGGTCTCAACGCTTGCACTATCTTTTGACAATCTTAAAAGACTGTTTTTAATTCCATGCAAATACATTTTATCATGGTTTCGCCAAAGTTTTATGTTTTCTTTATTCCTTTCGTATTGTCTTTTTTCTTTTGCCTTAACCATTTCGGCAACCTCTGAAAGTATTTTGTCTTTGTCTGTTTCAAGCCTTTGTACTATTTTCTTTATTTGCTTATATTCCTTTAGCTTAGAAACTTTTGTTTTTGTCTTTGTATATATTAGGTATTCATTTAGCCTTTCAAATAAGTATAAAATTCTTTTTAAATACACCGCTTTATTTGTCCTTGCTTTGGGTATTTTTGGAAGTGTTGCGTTTATTTCGGCATGCACTAAAAAAAGGTCTGTTTCTGTTTTATTAAATCTTTTATATTGGGTTGTTGCATCTACTAAGGAATAAATATGTTTCGAGGTTGTAACGCTATACCCTTTGTCATTTATTAAAATAGTGTCTTTGTCTATAAATTCACCTAATAAATAATGGTAGCCATAAGAGTAAATTTTTGTACCCTCAAAAAATATGCTCCCGCTTTGGTTCCTACCCTCGCTTTGTGTTTGTTGGGCGTAAACATGTATTACCTCTTCTGTGTTTCTTAAAACTTTTCTCATGATATTAAATATTAAAGTTAGTATATAATTTACTGAAAGCTAAAATTGTGCAAGCTCCAAAGATTCCAAAGGTCATATCATTTAAAGGTAAGTTAAAACCTAAGGTTAAAAATAAACCCGCAGTTAATACAATTAATGTATAAATAAATAAAGCGGTTAAAAATGTAGCTGTTAAAATGTTGGATAATGTTTTCATGGTGTTTTTTGTTTTAATGATTAATTACATTTCAAATGTACACCCTTTTTTTAAATAAACAATACCATGCAAGAAAAAAACACACTTTTTTTTCACTTTTAACACTTTTTTAAGTTAAACCTTTGTTTTATCATGGTTTACATCTTTTCAAATACTTATATAATGAATCCCGCACACGCAAATACACCTTTATTTGAATTGTGCAAGCATTTTAACATTTATTTAACATTTGTAGGAAAATGGCTACATGTAGGAAAAATAACACAAGGGGCTAAGACCCCTACTATGTTTAAGAAGATGGTTGACCCCCTACTATGTTTAAGAGGATAGTAAACACCCTACTATGTTTAAGAAAAAACCCCTACTCGGTTTAAGAGTAAGGGAAATAAAAAAAAATATTTTTACTGCCGTAGCAAAAAAAAAAATTATCTAACTACATACTTTCCTGAATTAACTCCTTGCACTAAATATTGTAAAGAATATCTACAGGCATCCAAGAAGTGATTCCATTTGTCTATTGGCTTAGAGTTCTTATCCTGCCAAGTATAGTTGTTAAGCTCTCTAATAACACCATGAGATTCTCTATCAACTATTATCTCAAAGTCTTGCATCAAGGCAATACCACTTAAAATACTCCCTTGTCTTTTGATAGTTGGTTTAACATTGACTCCTTTGCGTTTCATCTCGTTTATAAGTCTTGGTTCAGAGTTATCACAAATGATCAGGTCCATGCCGCACTCCATCTTATTCCTTGTAGCTATCTCATCTGTGCTTAGACTCGGTTTACCATAAATCTCTTTAACCCACATCTTTCTACCTTCTTTATCTACAGAAATCTTTACAAGAGTTGTTAAATCGGTTGCGAACCCAAAATCCTGCCCATAACATGTATGCTCGGTCTGTAAGTACTCACCTACTCTCCAATTCTTAAAGATTGTTCCCTCTGCCTTAGCTAACCATCCCCCAAGGATCTGATGTTGGTATTTGTCAGGTCTTCTCTTCTTCATGTCCATTACCTGCACTAAGAAAGAGTCTGATAGGTTATCTTTATTATCTCTGTAGTCTGTGTGTATGTAAGTTATATCATTGTTAGAACCATTATAAGCATCTATAACACCATAAGACTGAAAGAATCTTTGGTATATCCAATGCTCTTTAGTTGTGGGGTTTAATATCAGAATACACCTGTTCTGTTTAGTCTGACTCCTTACAGAGAAGTCTATCTTATCAAAGACTGACTCATCTATAAGCTCTTCTGCCTCATCTAATACAAAGGTTGTAACTCCGTTTAAAGACTTTAAAGCAGCAGTTTGATTACCCGATGATGTTCTAATACCCTTAAATATTATAGAGCTTCCTGTAGTTAGATTTATGATCTCATCTTTAGTTATCCTAAAGTCTTCTGATACACCCATCATATCTATCTTCTCTATAAATTCAGGGATAATAGAAGTCTGTGCGGAGATCATGGTATATCTTGTAAACAATACCTTATGACCTTCTTCATAGGTTAAGTTAAGTAAGAAAACGGCTACACCAAATGATTTACCTGATCCTCGACCACCTGTAACTACAAAGTACCTACTTGGACTCTGCCATAGTGGTATATATTTCTCATGTATCTTTACCTCTTGTTTACTACTCATCGCTTTCTTCGTGGTCTATATCTATTGTGTTATCTATCTCTTTTTGTTCAGGAGCATTGTTATAGAAATTAATAACAGGTGCTTTAGTAGCCGCTACATTGTTTCCTTTCTCCTTGTCTATAGGTTTACCATACTTATACTGCCAAAGTAGGTTTAGGTGAGCGAATGATCCTTCCTTAGCCTTCTCTGCTAATGTCTCCCAAGCTTCAGACTCAGAACCAAACACTTTTTTCATAGCTTTTAAAGCATAGGTGGAAGCTCTATCCTTCTTTGCATTATTTATTTGTGCAGGTGTCATAGCTTTAGCTTTCTTAACAATCTCTCTTGTCTCTTGCTTAGATTGTTTCCTACTATTATTCTTCCTACCATCGGTAGACTTCTGATTCTTCATTGCTAAGGGGTTTTTTCTTGGTTTTGGCATGATTTATTCATTATTTTAACACAAAGCTCATAAAAAGCCTTCCAAAGTGTGGAATCTTTGTATTCTTCATTCAAAATAGCGTGTTTATGCCCAAGTTCCATGTGAATTTGATAATTTCCACTCATAGGAGACAATTCTACAGGATAAATGACATAATTATTCCTCATGCACCATAAATGAGCTTCTGTTTCTTCTAATGAAGGCACATAAGTTGGTTTTCTGATCTTTTTAGGCATCTACAACATCTTTACCATTGCGTTTAACCTCTCAACCACTATAGGTAACTTGTTTTCAGGTATTTTGTTCACAATATCCCCTAAAACATTAGCTACCTTAGTTGATTCCTGTAACATTTGCAGTTCTGCAGTTGTTTCACGAAGCTCTTCCTTAAGTTTGGTGTTCTCATAATGTAAAACAGACTCCTTCATAGCTATGGAATCAACACCCTCCTCCTGTTGCTGCTTTAACTCTAACATCTCTACATATCTAACGGCATAATCATCAAATGACTCCAATCCTCTTTTGTAAACTCGATTATGTTTATTGTAGAACTCGTGATTGTTATTAATGCTATGTAAAACAGTAGAATGATCCTTATTTAGTAAAGCACCTATCTCTGAAAGAGGTGTAGAAGTGTAGGTCCTACTGAGGTAGTAATACATAGTCCTTGCTTTCACATACTCATCTTTCCTTGTATTTCTATCTATGTTAAAACCATAATACCTATCTACAAATTGCTTGATCTTCTCTAATCTAATCTTGTTATGTAACTTATCTAATAAATCTTGCTTCGCTTCTTTAACTGTCTTTGTCATAATCTAATTTAATTTTGTCTGATAAATTTGTTTTCTCTGTTACTGAATAAAAATTCTTTATGAATCTATATGTGTCTACTGCTCTATATACACCTGCACATTCTTCATACATCTCTTTTTCTTCCAACTCCTTTAATAGGAACTCAGCTTCGTATAAGCTATCATCACCATCGCTATAAGATAGATCGAGCATAGTCATACGATATGCCTCATCTGTTAGCTTCTTCTTTTCTTCATCTGTTAAACTCTCTCTTGACATCTAAATACTTTTGATAATATACTTTAGTTTGATTGTAAGTGTAACCTTTATAGATACCTCCATTCCACATTCTAACCATCTCTGACTCTTTAGGAAATCTACCATGCTTCTTTAAGAACACTTCTCTACCATAGCAAATGTAAAGCTTAAATACTTCTTCAGAAGCCTTCTCAGAGAACATCTGATCATGATGATAGTTAGTGCCATAAATTCTATTAACATCTTTTAGAACGCTCTCCTGTATCTGCAGGATGCCATAAGACCTTCCATTGTCTCCAATAGAATCAGGATTACTGTTTGTCTCTACAACTTTCAGTATAGACATTATAGATGTTAAAGTAGATAGTATGTAAATCTTAAAGGACATCATGTGTAACATAATTTCTAACTGAGTCTTTAGGGTTATTCTCTAAGAAGAAATACTTATAGTTGTATATACCTCTTTCTATCTTATCATAGCCTCTCTGAATAAAGTCTGAACTACATTCAAATATACCAATATCTTTTGTGTCCTTATCTACTACAAGAAATATAAATTCAGTAGCATCAAACAATTCTAAGTACAATGCCGCTTGAAGGTCATAAGAAAAATGCTTTGTACTCCACTTAAATTTAGAAAGGTCATTTGTTGTTTTCAGATCAATAATTGTAGATCCCTTCCTCGCATCTGCCTTTCCTCTAATAGCAATACCATCTATCATTTTAACTGCAGGTTCTTCAAAGGTGCAACCATCTAATAACTCAGAAGCAGAATCGCAATCCTCAACAGCCTTAGTTATCCAATAAGCATTGTCCATCTCAGACTTAGTATAAACTGACTCAGCTCCAAACTCCTTTACCGCTTCCTTAAATCCTTTAGTTGCCTTAGTGCCATCTATTATAGTAAGTTCACTCAATCTATGCTTCTCTAACACGCTTAGATGTATTAACCTACCATCCCTAAGTGGTTGGGCATTACTATTAAATCTTAAAGACTTCTCATAAGCTTTAGGACTCTCAATTAGTTTCTTCAAGGCAGAGCTACTTAGTGCATGCTTACCTAAGTGTCCATAATAAAATGGATCATGTAACATCTCTTTTAAGATGTCCTTCTCCTGCCATTGTTCTCCGTTTAATAATGTAATCATAATAATTGTTTTAATGTTTATCTTAATGATGCCTCAAAGCATTGTGTTGAACATTCTCCTGCCTTATCCATAGGCTTTCCACATACTGAACATTCATAATCCTGCTCTTGTGGTTCTTCTAAGTAATCAAAGTAATTCATATCTTATGTTTTAATGTTAAACAAATATAAACAAAAATTGTTAATATTCAACTATGATATAAAAAAAAGGAGAGATTTAATTGTCTCTCCATTGAATGTAGCATACTGCTCGCCTTTGTTGTATGTTAGGGTATTCCCTAAGCATAACATCATCAGCCATACACCTGCTCATAAAATCCTTTTGCATCTCATCTTCTCGTGGTATTGGTAGTGGCATAATTATCTGTCTTTATAGTTATAGCTGTATGGACTTACATGTCCATCTTTAAAGTCTTCTGCTTCTTTGTTTCTATTCTCCCTAACATAAGCTATCTCTCTTTCTATGTAATCTTTAGCTTTGTAAAGGTCCTGAAGCTCATCATCCTTCTTACCTGCTCTCGCTATGTACTTAACCACATTGCCTCTGTTGAAATTTAGCTTGTAATGATTGCAGACATCTATAATGTCATAATCTCCTGTAGCTTCGTAGTGTATTGCGTTTCCTCTCATATTAATCTATTCTTAAAAATTCAGCGGCTGCATGCTCTGCAAACCACTCTTTGTTTTCATTATACTTATCTATTACTGCGTTCATCATAACAAGCTCATCTATATTACCTCCCTTGATCTTATCAATCAAAGACTCTATAGAGTTTAAGATGTTTGTTACCATCTCAGGATCTGTAGAGTAGATCTCATCATAACCCTGCTTTATGGTAGACTCTAACGAGTTGTTAAGTCTGTTATACATTTGTTTAATGTTCTGTCTGTAGGTGGTAGTTAGAATAAGTTTGTCATTCGCCTCCAACCATAGTTGACCTATAAGCATCGACTTTAAGTAAGCTAACTGTACAGGATTTGTCTTTGTTTCTTCCATAGTTTAAAATATAATATTAATTTTCATTGCTAACATAGTGTTTATTTGATTAAAAACATAATCTTTATCATAAAATTCATCTCCATCGTAGTAAATTATTATGTGAGGTACACTATACTTCTCTCTATAAGCTTCTGCCTGCTTTTGATGATTCTCCTTAGCCTGCATCTGATAAGAACTATTCATCTTCTTATAACTTATTGGCTTGATCTGTATTCCAAATAATAACTGACCAAAAGAATAAGCCTCCCAATCTGTAAAGTACTGTTCATCTAATTCGTAGTTTGTCTTAACAAAGTCTGCGTTTAAGAACTCCCTACTTAATATACCAATCAAATGCTGCTCCTTAGCCATGCCATTCCAAGTTTGACCTACAACTCTAAAGTAAACATAGTTCTTAGCATAAGCCTCGGAGCAATCATACTCCTCAATTATATAATTAGCTATGTCTTCAAGAACGCTCTTATGTATAGTTTTTAAGTAAAACTTACTCCAATCATCCTTGTTAACATTTCCTTCAACACTATGATAGTAGTTATCATATATCTGAGTGCATTTACCTACATTTGATGATCTAAACTTCCTTGATAGCTTAGAATCTTTATTTAGCTTAGAATAAAGTGTTTTAGGTATATTTGATTCAAATAACTCCATCTACTTGTATTCGTTCATCAAAGTTTTTAACTCATTGTAGGTAGACATAAAGCATCTGCCGCAAGAGGTAGTCTTTTTGTTTTGATGGAACACTCTATTGTATATCTTATTCATTTTCATTTGTTGAGCAGAAGGTATGGTAGTATCACCTACTTTAAATACTTCATCAAGGTAATTGTACTCCTCTTCTGTCAAACACTCAGGTTGCTTATATCTGAATAATTTATTTAGCTTTTCCTTGCGAGCATCGCACCCACAGTCTTCACCTGCAATAAACTTAACAGCCTTCTTAATTCCTGTAGCTTCTGTGATCTTCTCTACAGTATCTCCAAGTCCTTTAGACTCTTCTGATTGTTTAGCTTCAAACTTAGCCTTCCACTCTCTGTAGGCTTTGGTTCTTTTGTCTCCTTTAAATTCTTCCATGATTAGTTTTTATTTATTAAATGATAGTCTCCGTTATAAAAGTCAAGGACATCTTCTTCAAACTTGTCCTTTAGTATTTTCTTATAATTCTTCACAGAGTTAAAGATAGAGGTTAAGCTGATCTTACTTCCTGTAGCTATATCTCTCAAAGATAGATTAGATTTGTAGTATGTGTTGCACAACTTAGCATCGTACAAGTGCCAAGAGTTTATCTCTTCTGTAATACTACTCATTAACTTAGTGAAAGCCTGATCCTTTTCGAGGTCTGTCATGTCGTTAATAAACATCTCATCTTCATCATCTTCCTTGTCAGTCTCTATATACTCAAAGAAAGTATATTTATTTTTAGCTTTCCTGTAATCTATGTAAAGGTTTTTAAGTGTTACAAATACATAAAACCTATTAACCTCTTCATCATTGTACATTATTTTATTCTCATCAGATATAAGTCTATGCAGTTTAATGTACATTTCTTGCACAATATCCTCCGCAACATCTTTAGAGCAACCCATGTTTATAACCATCTTCAGCCACAACAAGTGTTCTTTAGCTAATAGTTCTAACATTTACTCTCTATCTCTTTTAATTAGAATGTACATTGCAAATATCAAGAAATGAAATCTCAATAGGTCATACTGAGCTTCATCTAAATCATCTACCCCATCAGGAGTAATATCATAAACATAATCAATTCCTAAAATAAGACCATAAAGAGCCTCGAAGCTTACTACTAACATATTATTTTTGTTTGGTGGTTTTTATCAATTCTATAGTCTTATCGCACTCAGATTGATTCTGTGGCTTATATAGAGTATAGTTAGGGTATTTCTCAGATATAAGCTTCTTAAATAGCTTCCATCTCATTGGAAAGCTCTCATTAGCCCTACCCTTGGTTTCTATAATAAAACCATCCCCAATAAAGTCAGGGGTGTACTTAATAGGTAGGACTTTCTTAGACCCTCTATTTCTATACTCCCCTTTCCCATTAGATTGTCTCTCATAGGATTCATTTGCTAATTCAAAACCCTGCACAAGGACAAATTGTTCTCCTTCATATTCAGCTTTTATTTTAGCCTTTTTTAGAGCCATATACATATACCGCTCAAGACCTGAAGCAAAAGTAATTCCATCGTAAGTTATCTTCTTAGATTGTACAGGACCTCTCTTCTTACTTTTACCTCTTCTCATATATTATACTACTTTAACCACATTCATTCCCTCTAAAGGGTCGTAAAGATCTCCTACTACCTGCGGAAGACCATGCTCATTAACACTAAAAGAAAACTTCTCAAATGGGAAGCTTCTACTTCTTTTACACATAACAGTTACCATATTCTCATGCTTTGTGTTTGCCTCTAACAATATCTGACACTCGGTCTTCTTCTCGAGGAAGGATCCAAGGTGTCCTGTGGGTTTGTCGCTACCAAAGTTACTATGAATAACTGTAATAATGTGTATGTTTAATTCTTGTGTCCATTTCATTAGGTACTGAACAACTGAAGATGATTCTTCTATATTGTTCACATCAGAACATAAATCTGCAATTCCATCTAAAATTAACACTCCTAAATTTTCTACTTTATTATATAAATAATAATCTATAAAAGCTAACCTCTCTTTATAGCTATATTGTCTTAGAGCAAAGGTATGGTAGTTATCAAAACTATCCCTACCTGATATATCAAATGGTCTTCTAAACACTTTAGAGGCATGGAATTTTCCCTGCTCTGTATCTACATGTAACAACCCCCTTCCCTCTCTATGCCCTCTCATCTTACCTCCAAAAGAAACCTGATCATTCAAGTAAACACTACTCATTAAAGATATTAAAAAGGTCTTACGAGTTTTAGGAGGTCCATACACGAAACTGAAGTTACCATAAGTTCCAAGTGGTATAGGATATGTTTTTCCACCCATCATTGTCTCGCCCATTGATATAGCTACAGGTGGATGCTCTACCTTTTCAAAGGGGTTAACTTTACCATTTTTATCAATCTCTTCAAATAACTTATAATCTTTCTCAGTATATTCATTGCTCATGTCTTTTGTCTTTGTCTTAATTTGTCTTTGTAATAAAAATAAAACCCTGAAATCACTTACTCCCCAAGTTGTAACACAGGAATAAATAATAACAGGGTTTATTGTTTAGATTAGAATGGTAAACCACTATCATCTACAGATACAGGAGCTGCTTTCTGTTGTGCAGGTGCGGCATTTTCATCCTTCTCCGCTAAAACAATATTCCCATCTGTCCAAAATACTTTTCCATTTCCTAAGTATTCTTTAGGCTTCTTAGCCTCTCTTTCTTCTTGTGTTTGTGAATCAAATACAGAAACATTATTTCCATACTTAGAATCATCATTGATAGCCATTGTAAAGTTATAATATACTTTACCATTTTTACCTTTAGTAAACTTCTCTTTTGGAAGAGATGCTACATCAATACTTACGCTTAATAAACTTGCCATTGTAATAAAATTTAAAATTAATAATTATGCTAATAATTTAGCTTCAACTGCTTTTGATATACTGTATTTCTTTTTAATGTCTGCGACACTATTACCTGCTTTTACATACGTTTGTGCTTTAGCAAACTCAGGAGTTCCTTCATTTAACCAAGGCTTCTTAACTAATGTAGTTGCAGGACCTTTTCCATGATCGTTTGTCGCATCACTATCTCGCGTGTCATCTATAAGAAAAATGCCGTTGAGACAGTACTTCCGAGCATAAGAAGAGCTACTTCCGAAAGATTGGGCTATATCCATTCCCTTTCTGTTAGGATCAATACCTGCTTGTGCTTTAGCTTCTACACTTCCATCGGGTGCATGTAATATAGCTCTTGCTTCTACAAAAACTAATCCACCTACTTCTTTAATCTCATCTGTAATAGTTAATGATAAACCATACTTGTTTAAAAGCGGTTTAACGGCTTCTAAGATGTCTTCTTGATTTCTGTAACTATATTTACCAAAAGAATTATATTGGCTCTTAGGAGCTTTTAATTCATTCTGAATAGCTACGACTCTACCATGAAAGGTAAGGTCTTCTACTTTTGTTGTTGTTTTCTTTGCCATAATTGTTTGTTTTGTTTAAACTTTGTCAAATATAATGTATTTATTGTTAATAAAAAAATAATATCTAAGTTTTATTGCATTTCATCTTTAGGGTTTCTAACTCTGTCTGTGTGTCATGAAGCTTTTTATATAGTAATCTATTCTCCATGTCTATTGAATCCTGCTTGTTAAATAGTTGGTTAGTGAACAAGAACATTTTGTCGTGCAAGCTAATCATGTTTTTAACTACTTTATTATTAGGATCTTTAGCTAATCCATCTTTAAGAATGTTGTTTAGCTCCATGAACATCTCTAAATAACTATCCCTCGAATACATCACCCTTAACTATTCTTTTATAATCTTCAGGACAATCCTTATCACATAACTCATATATATATGTGGTAAGTTTCTCATTCCTTAATTCAAGCTCCTCTACTCTATTCAGTAGCGCTTCAATTCTTGCTTCTTTGTAACTTAATAAATCGTGGCTCATATTTTTATTGTTTACTCATCAAAAAATTCCTTTACTTGGTCTGTATTCCAAGCTGCTGCTAATGTTATTTGTCTTAACAGGTCTATATATTCTGTGAAAGATATATCTGAATGGTCTACTTCTACCGAGTATTTATACTCGTACTGTTCTATTGTTATTCTGTAAGGTTGTTTTTTCATAACTCTGTTTTTATATCTAATGTTGGATATGCTTCTGCATACTTTTTCTCTTCAGATAAATGCCTTCCTCTATCTGACCTTTCGGGAGGGGTCAATCCTGTTATTGGATTTAACCCCATATCCCACCAAGGTTCTGCTAACTTACTCATATTAACTAATTGCTTTTAGTGATTTTAAATAAAGCTTCTTCATATAATTGAATTGATCAACTTCATTTGAGTAACCCTGAATAAAGTTTCTTTTAGTCATGTGATGTATTGCATCAGGATTTATTCCATCAAAGTCATAATAAAGTTTCTTTAAAGCTCTTACTACTTTGTTTCCAAAAGGATTAGCACCCGTCTCCAAATCACTCATTATCTTAACACACTCATAAACCTCGCTCGCAATCTTCTTGTTTATAAAGTATTTTCCATGCTTTAGTCTGTATAAGATATTATAACCTGAAGTGTCTATAAGAAGCTCTAATGTTTTAATCATAGACATCTTTCTGTTTGTTTCTTCATACCAAACTTTAGCTATCTCTAAAGCATCTGCACAATCCTTATTACCTTTTTTTGCCCAACTATTACAGTAGTCTAAAGCGGTCCATTTCTTGCTCTCTTGCAATTTAGATATATGATCTTCAGATGCTCCTCTTGACACTATATAAGGTACAGGTAATTTATTGCTCTTCAATGCTAAGAATCTGTGCTGACCCTCTATAATGTCATAATTACTGTTAACAACAATAGGAACTTGAACACCTATATCTAAGATAGATTCCTCGATCTTTTTAAGGTTAGCCTTGTTAATCTCTCTGTTGCTTTCTACGAAGTTAAAGATTGAATAATCTCTTGTCTCTCCTAAATACCAATTTGTAGTCATTTTGTTTTTGTTTTAATGATTAATATGAAGCGAATATATATAATAATATAATTCAAGTCAAGGCTTTAACAAAACTTTAACATAGTTAACAAAAAAAGAGGTTAGCTTTCACTAACCCCTCTTCTTACATTAAAACAAATTAATAGCAAAGATACAAAGACAAAATTGTATTCTTTTAAGGACCTACCAAAGATAGAATGCCCTTTCTTTTAAATCATCAGTATCGAAATACACAGTCTCTCTGTTTACTGCTATTCTCTCAACACCAAATTCAACTAACGCTTTTATTATTACCATTCTCTTTTTATGACCTACACATCTTAGTCTTACAGCTTTACCAACTCTATGACTATCTGTAGACACTAAACCCATCTTGTCAGCTACAGGCTTAGATACATAACCAAGCTCTACATTCATCTTAGCTTGAGTCTTTCTTACTATAGCATCTAATATAAGGACAGGTTCTCTTTCCATGAACCTAAAACCACTTCCCTTTGAATCAGGACTGTCAAACATATCCCATGTTAGGTATGTTAATCCTTCGCAGTTCTGTAGCTCTTCTTTAGTCATTAGGCTTCTTTGTTTTTATACTCTTTATCTTGATAGTATAATAACTGAGAGCCTGCAAAACTATCTAAGTCCTTTATAGCTCTATAGATTACCCTACTCTTTTTTTTTACTTCTTCCACATCAGATTTAGTAGAATCAGAACCTAAGTTGGTGTACATATTGGTATCAGCCTCCAAAAGCTCATCAATTCTCTCCTTGATGCTTTTATTGAAGTCTTCTGCGATTCTTTTTACTTCTTCCTTATCCATATAACAAATATATAATAAAGAGTACAATATAAATGTTAATAACTCGTTTAGTTATCAACTTGATTATGTCAGAAAAAACAACTAACTTTACAAAATAAAATGAAAGGCTTATTATTAATCTTTAGAGCCGTAGTCTCAAACGAAGGCGAATAAAGAAGTAGAAGTAAATATTATTTTATATAAATACAATAGGATAAGTATGTTCTATAAAAAAAGCTTCTGTTACAATAGAGTTGTTTAGAGAAGGTATTATTACCTGTTCTCTTTTTTAGCAGATCCAAAGTAGAATCCAAATATACTTAAAGCAACACCCTCTACAATACCTAATAGGTGTATAAATATCTCTTTATTAGATGCAGGAACTTCTGTAGTAACAACTGTATATACTAAAAATGCAAAAGCTAAAAGACCTACGATACCTGTTACATTAAACATCCAATCAGTACCATACTTTCTAAGAGCTACCTCTCTTCTCCTCGCAGAATCTCTATCTCTAACCTCTAACTCATACATGTCAACTAAGTGAGCATGAGCCTGCTCCTTTTCATCATCAGTTAAATCAGGGTCTGTATCTATAAGTTTCTTAACAACACCTAATAAACCTCTATCAGGTAATAAGTCACCTATAGCTTCTCCTACAGAAGAACTACTACCTAAAAGGAATTTACCGAGCTTAGTATCTCTAAATGGTTTCTTATCTATCATATACTATGTTTAAGAGTACTATGTTTAATAGGTCCAAATTACATTGGCTACTTTATCGGGATCTCGATCTACATGTATAAATGTATCAGCAATACCTATCCTATTTAAACCAACCTTTAATAATGCACTTATTATTATATGCCTTGCAGAGCTATTTGTGCAAGCAATATCTGCTGCTAAACCTTTTAAGTGAGAAGATTTAGTTGATGCTTTATAACCTCTTTTCAATAACCCTTCGTTATACTCTTTAGTTCTATAACCTGATGTTATTCTAAATGGTATGTCGCACAATGAACGAGCCTGATCAAGCCTACTTAAAAACTCTTTATCCATAGCTTCGCCACTTCCCACCATATCAGGACTATCAAACTCAGAAAGTTTAAAATACTTCATATAATCTTACCTAATAAAATACTTGTTAAAACCATTACTAACATGACAAATAAAGCAAACTGAAACTTATCCCAAGTACTACCATTTTTCTTTTGGTGTAGCCATATCTTAAATTCTATAAACTTAAATACTATTTTATCAATTAGCTTTCTCATTTATTTTCTCGTTTAGTCGTTTAATATCTTTTCTTACTCTTTCCCTTTCAAGTTTTAT